CTGTTTGAACTGAATAAAACCTTATCGCCGCGCTCAAGCGCCTCACCAATTTGACCAAACAAATCATCAACCTGATCAGAAGTAAAAGTTTTATCCTGCCCAACCAGCTGAATAACCGTAGTAGCACCAGAACTTGTTTGCTGTTGAGTTTGCGAAGAAGCAGGAACAGCCTGCGCCGGCGCACCACCATTAAAGTTTGAGCCAGTAGAAACACCACCGCCCGCACCACCACTAACAGAAACACCACCGCCGCCGCCGTTAAAAGATTGCGAACGAATGTTTTTAATTTGTTGTCGGGTAGCAAGTGCCGCCGTAGCAGCATAAGCCGCGCCCACCCAAGGACCACCAACTTTAGCACCCGCTGCATAACTACTTGTTATCGCCTCGTAACCTTTTATTAAAGCCGTTGCTACAGCCGCTTTTTTACCAACCTCAAACTCTTTCTTAGAGCTAGAAGACATCAACGTTGATAAATTACCAAAGATCCCTTTAGTAACATTCAACCGTTCCTGCATCGCAGACTTGGCAATCTTGTTTCGTGAGGCCTGATGTTGAGAATCAAGCTGCTCAATTAAAGCGTTTTTCTTTTGCTCAGTAATAAGTTGATTTTGAAAAGCATCCTCAACAATGAATTGACGGTTTTCGTGAGCCTGCTGTAAACGTTGCGTTTCGCTCATTAGTGAATCTTCAAGAACCATAAGTTTTTCAGCGGCTTGTTCTTGCTGTTGAGTTATGGGGTCAAAACCCGCAATAGTTGTATAGCTGGCCTTTTCTTTAACAGCGGTTATTTTTACAGCCGCCTCTTCTGCTGCTGCGGTTACCTCAGCAATGAACTTTTTAGCTTCAGTGCTAGGCATTGGTTTTTGAACCAGCTCAGATAAGATTTTTGATGTTTCACTGAAATCTTTGTTTGCTTCTTTGGTGATAGTGCTTAAGAGTTCAATTGGCTTTATGTCTACGGTAGGTAATAAGTTAACAACAGAAACAATCATCTTTTGCAGTTCGTCAATGCCTTCATACATCCCCGCTGCAAAACCTTGAAACAATGCTTTTAAACCAACAATGACAACTTCTAAACCACGAATAACATCAAGCGTATAAGCAACTGACATCATCACGTTTGACATGGCCTGCTTTACTTCTTCGCTAAAACCGTTACTTTCAATTGCGGCATCTTTAAAGCGTCCAGCTACTTCTGCAACAAAAGGAGAAAGCTCGACGGCCAGTTTATTGCCAACACCTTGAATTATTGCTAATGACTGGTCCCAGGCATCATTGGCTTCTTTAATTTTAGCCGCATCCATATCACCTAATGCGGCACCAGAAGCGATCGCTTCATTTTTTAATTCTTTTAATTTTTCAGCATTATTATCAAGCAAAGGTAGTAACATACTTGCATCAGAAGCCAACGCTTCAAGCAAAAATACTTTTTCTGATTGAGTGCCAACCTGATCCAGCCCTTCTGCAATTTTTAACAACTGCTCATCTGGCGCCAGCTTTACCATGTCAGCGGCATTCAAATTCAATCGCTCAAGAACATCTAATGCAGCACCGCCGCCAGAAACAAATGCATCACCAATCTTGTCTGAGGTATCACGAAAAACATCATTGAGTTTTTCTTGCGAAACAGAAACAGTATCAGCCGCATATCCCCACGCGGACAATTGTTCGGTGCTCATGCCGATAGAATTAGCATAAGCCGTCATTTCTTTTGCGTTGCGCGCAGAAGAAATGGCAAGACCGGTCGCTGCTGTTGCGGTCACAGCAGATACACTTGCGATTGTTTTCGCCGCATCTACACTTAACGTTTTTAAACGTGAAGTAACGCTAGAAAACGCTTTTTTAGTGCGATCTGTTGCATTAATATCAAACTCAGCAGCAGGCTTGGTCATTTATTTTTCCCAATAAAAAAGCCGCTTAAAAGCGGCTTTTGATTAAAAACTTGTTTTGTCGGTGAATTTTTGCGATCCTCACCAAGCTCTCTGATTAAATAACAACTAAAATATCTAAATCACCGGAGGATTTATGGCTTTATTCCCTTGCCCAGAATGCCAAAAAGAAATTTCAGACACAGCTACGTCTTGCCCTAGTTGTGGCGCGCCTATTGGTTCAGAAAGCAGTGCCGCAGGCGCGGCATTAACAACAACACAGGAAACCAGTAAAAAGCTAAAGGCTTACCTAATAATATCCTCTGTTTTGTTTTGGCTTGGTTTGACCGGTTCTATTTTTGTTGCTCAAAGCCAATCTACTGCATACCCCATTGAAACAAAGTTTTGGTATTACGCTTTGTTTGCAGGGATAGCTTTATATCTTTATACAAAATTTAAGATATGGTGGCATCACAAGTGAACTTGTTTTTATAATATAGAATCAATTAGTTCCATGGCCTGCAAATAAACTGCAGGCTGATCAAGCAGTCCACCACTATAAGGCAAAACCCCATTCTTATAATGACTATGCATACGAAGATAAAACATAGACGCTTGTGTAATCATCGGCTTTAAACAAACATTGGAATCAATAACACCGGGAATGCTTGCAAACTTAATCGGAGCTACACCTCTTGATAAAGGCCAGTTTTCATCCCCTACTGTTTCGGTACAGTGATATTCATTTACACAATGATTACAATTAAAATCTTTTTGGTTCCGATTCACCTCAACCAAGATAATTAGTTTTTTTCTTCTTTTGAATCCAGTTGGGATTTATTTACAACTGCCATTGCGAGTTCTTGACGATCTCCCCATGATAAATTTTCTAACATTTGTGGTGTAAATTTATAATCTTCGCCGCTATCATCAACAATGTTTTCACAGCCTTTAATCCCGTTGATTAAAGCCGTTCTCACGCCTTTAGCCGTTAAAGGTGCGCCACTTGTAAAATCTGCCTGAAACAAAACTTCATCAAGCACCGAGCCTTTAACCGCGTACACTTTAAACTTAGCGGGATCTTCTTGGCCTTCTTGCGACTTTAATTCGTGCCAATGGGGTTCAATTTTGTTTGTGCTAATTGTTAACATTTTTTTTCCTTATGTAAAAGTAATTGAAACTTGATCATCTCCAGCGGACTCATGAGCGCCAAATACTAGCTCAACCGTTTGCTGTCCATCACGTTCGCCGTAAGGTGCATCGGTGTATGAGATTGCTGGCATACTAATCTGGAACCGGTTGCCTGCTGTTCCACCAATTACGCCAGTGGTTAATGCCATGGATTTGCTTGTTTTCCAGTCATCAACAAAGTCATTCGTTGCAAGCAACGTATCTAGCGGGTCAATGCCACCTGTTACGTTACGGTCAATGATCGTAATTTCACCAAAACCATCAGCAGCATTTACGTCCAGAGGCGTTGAAACTTCATTACCCATATCAAAACTTAGTTTTGATATGCTTGCCGCAAAACTATCAACCGAGAAGCCTGCGCTTTTAATAATGGGTGATTCGGTTGCATCTAACGTTGGAGCAGGTAAAGCGGTGTCACTTTGAGCGCCTTCGTGCCCGGTAAACGTAAATGAAAACATACCCGCGCCGCCACTTTCACCGTTAAAACTGACATTACCCTGACAACCAAGCATAGGGTAAAGCTTACCGTCACGATAAATGTATAACGTGATATGTTTTAAAGCCTCGCTTAAGGGTGCATACGTTACTGATGTAGACACAACAACCGTTTCATCAAAACCGCACGCTTGAAGTAATGGGCCACACTCAGGTGCCGTACCTGCTGCCCCTGAGCCTTTTACCTTTACGTCAAAACTGGCTGTGAATAAAGTACTGCCAAATAGTGATTTATCTTTACCTAGCGTTGTCTTTACGTTTGACTGCTCAATCATTTTTTGATTGGCAAAACCAAAGTTTAAGTTTTCAATATAAACCGCATTAAGCGCCGCTGTTGGAGCAGCATCCGTGCCAGGTGTTGTTTCTACCTTGGCTAATACAACCGACTTTTTAACCAGCATTTTTATTGCCCTCATCTTTTGGCTTGTTATCAGCCTTTTTGTTTTCAGTTACAGGCGCATTATCTGAAGGAATGCGCGGTTTAATTGTTTTACGTTTTAATTCAGCCATGATTAATTACCCGGATCGTTATAGTTACGTGAATATTTTATTACCCATGCAGTACGCATGCTTGCTGCTGGTTTTTCACCTGCGCCTGTTATTTCTGGCTCACCTGCAGTGCCTTCTTCAACATCAATAACAAAGGCCAACCCCAGCTTTTCTACGGATTGAAGCGCCTTTGTAACCTCTTCTCGAATGAGGTTTAATTGAGTATCAATTGCGCTGGTTATTTTTTTTACATGAAGATCAACATAAACCGTTAACGCCGAATTCATAATGGGCCATGAATCAGGGTCCGGTTCATCGCTGCCCTGGTAAATAGAAAGCGCGTTTTCAACATTCGCAGAAAATTCATCATCACTCGCACGACCACGCACAACGTTAGTGCCGGTTGTTGTTAAACCCGTTAGAGTGGTTGTAACCGTGGCCATTATTTGTTCTGCGCGATGCGTCATTTAGCTTGCTCACTTTGCTGGCCTGTATCTATCCTTACTCCAACACCAGCAATCAGTGCAGCTAAACGAATAATCACGCAAGCCACGCGAACACGAAAAATAAGTACATTTACTCCAGTAACCTTTACGTTTAACGTTAGTTTTTTAGCTATATCACCCGACTTTAAATACTTAACATGCATGTCTGTTTTGCTCATTTAATTTTACCGAGATAATATTTCATGTTGTGTGCAAACTCTTTTTTCCATGTGTCACCCGAGACTTCTTTTAATATTTTTATAACTTCTTTTTGAATGAAGGTTTTCGGGATACTGGGGCCATACATGGCTTTTATAGAGCCGCGTTTTTTACTTGTTCTTTGAAAAACGAGAAGTTTACCGCTGCCACGACCCCGCCCGATAAACGATCCCTTGAATTGTTTTTTCTTGCCGTAAGGTTTAGCAATAACCCCTTTCTTTTTTCTAAATGCACCCACTTGACGCTTAGAGGGAGCAACAAATTCAATCAGGTTAAACTCTTTACCCT